CTTAGAATTAAATTGATTAATGGATTACCTGCATTACTTCCACACTTTCTTCGATTACAAATTCGAAATAATAATACTAATTTTATTAGAATTTATATGACGCTTTTATATTCTTATAAAGCTATGAAAGGTAAGTGGCCTGATCCTGATATTTCTTCTATCGAGTCTGATCCTTTCTTTTTAACAGAAGAATTGGAACATGAATTATATTCTACTAGAAAGTCATTCTTCAAAGATTTTGCACCAAATTCTCCAATTAATTTTAAAGAGGCAAGAGCCCCTTTAATTTTAAAAGCAGGACCTAATGCGAATCCTTCAGTAGGTGGTTTAGTGATGGATGCTATTTGGCATTCCACTCACCCAAACCAAACACTTAAACGATTCTCTGAAATCTTTTGGACAACTTTCAAAATAAGACCTAATTCATGGACTCTAATGGATAATACAGAGTATGACTTACGTCAACATATACAAAAAGGGACAACTTTTAAAGAAGTTTTCTCTGGTTGTAATAGTTTATTTAAACATATTCTTAAAACTTCAAATTTATTTGAAGGTATTACCTTAGATTCACCTTTTACTTCGCTTCATTTATCACTTCTTTCACTTTATGTGAGAGGAGGTAAATTAGCTGTTAAATTGGAGGCAGCTGGAAAAGTTAGAGTATTTGCTATCCTTGACTATTTCACACAGTATGCCTTACGGCCTCTACATGAGGATATGTTAGGATTATTGCGAAACCATAAATCAGATGCAACCTACGATCAACTCGGTAAAGTTAAAGAAACTTTAGCTGAGCGGTATCGTACAGCCTTCTCTTTTGATCTTAAATCTGCTACAGATCTCATTCCATCACAATTATATAAAATTGTTCTGGGAGAGCGCTATACAGATGAAGTTACTCACAGTTGGTTTGATCTACTTGTAGATCGAGATTTCTTCTTTGGAAAAAGAACGAAAACTCACCCAGCTGGAGCTTCTTTTAGATACACTAGAGGACAGCCTATGGGAGCTCTGTCATCATGGCCCGCATTAGCAATTATTCATCATTTTCTTGTCTTTTTAGCCGCTAAGCGACTATCCGGATACTCAAATTTTAGAGAATATCTAGTTCTAGGAGATGATTTGGTAATTTTTGATGGTGCAGTTGCTCACTCTTATCTACAAGTATGTAAAGATTATGGTATAACCGTTGGTTTACCTAAATCTTTCGTCTCGGATAAAGGGTTGTATCAATTTGCATCTCAAGATGTTTTAATGGGGCAGGTGATTTCACCTATTCCTTTAAAAGACGCTTTATCAGCCTCCGCATTCTCTTCCTTATTAAATAGTTATTCACTAATTGATAAACGAATAGAATTTGGACGACGTATAACCGATAAATTAGAGTATGTACCAAATACAATTATGTCCTTTGTAAGGACACAATGTACACAGTACCAGTGGAGAGTTCACAGTAAAAGTTTCTTAAGAGGTATTATACCTCAAGAAATAAGAGACGTATTATTGTTAAAACTTTTACAAGATTTTAAATCTAGTAAAAATATCTTCACGCTTGATAGAGTAATTGCAGCATGTGCTGGAGATTACAGTCTTATAGCGCAAGGCAATAATTTGAAACTCTCTTCCAGAGAGCGATCTAATTGGATAATCGCATTCTATGATCGTATGATATACGATATGAATGCCAAATTAGCCAAAATAGACACTCTTAATGAAAGAAGAGATTCATTGTTCAGATCCCCTTATTCTTCCATATCATCATTTCCTTGGGAAAGTATATTACGTCATGTAATAGACATTTTCCTTGGAGATTATGAGGAAATAAAAGAGGATCATAGTCAATTAGTCCCTCGAATAAACAATTTAATTGAATATTGGAGGGCCGAAGATAAGCTCGAGAAAGAAGCAGATCTATTCCTTCATTACATCTATATAGAAAAATTATTTGATTTATATCAAAGAATTAATTCTTTTGGATTAAATATTAATTTAACTCAAAAAGTTCTGTCTAGAGTACGGAATGGTAGAC